TCAGATGCACGCCTTTCCACGCCATGTCCGCTTTTCCTTTGAGACCAAGAACTGGTTTCCAATGCGGTCAACGAAGTATTTCTCAAATTCAAGAGCCGTTGTCGTCGATATTCTGTAATTGTCTCCGCCACTGGGAGGCATTAGGACGATACGACCATCACGTGTATCGAAACTTTTATAGTAACCGATGTGTGTTTTTTCTTCGCTATCGACTATTTTCATTAATGTATTTTTGTGAATTGAAAACTTGAATTGCATGTCCTCGGACAATTTCGGCCAAGGTGCAGAGCTTTTGCTTCGTTTGAAATATCGATCTGGAACGTGCTCCTGTATTTTGAAATCGAACCGATATATTGGAATGAATCTATACTGGGTTATTCCACGAGTTGACACTTCGCAAAAAACATCAAGACGAACGATAGCGTCTCTGCCCGCAGTCCCTCCTCTAACTGAAATCCCGGGCTTGTTGCTCGTCAGCAGTCTAATCTTCCTGACCGGGTCCCCTTTTGGAGACAAGGGGAGGGCGTCTTTTGGCTTTCCGGCTTCAATCCAGGCCTTGAGGCTGTCGACCAACTGATCGCGCAACTTCCCGGGATCGACAATTTTGCCATAGGGTTTCGGGACAGGGATACGGTCGAGGTCGCCGATCTTGAGATCTTCGATCGCCTTGCGTTCAAAGACCTTGGCCTCACCGTCGATCTCGCGGATCTGCCGGATTGTGGCGTCATGGCCCTTTCCACGTATCCGACCGCTTTCCGGCCGCGACACAAACACCGCCTGGACGATGGCTGCGACTTCGCTCCGGAACTCGCTGGGTGTTCCCCAAGGCGCTGGCAGGCCACGCAGTTCGAATTTCTCACCCTTGATCTCCGCTGCCTTGGCCAGTGCGGTGGCCCGCTGCAGCAGGCTTTCGCTGCACAGCGCCGTCACAATGGCGTCAAGTGCGTGGTGCCGGTCGTCTTCACGACGTTCGCCATCCGCGTTCTTCTTCAGGCTTTCCAAACCCCAGGCGCGGCGCAGAGCTGCCGTGAGTGCCCCTGGCCGCGCAAACACCCTGCGCTCGGCCCCGCTTTCGCGTGCAAGATTCGGAAATGCGTTCTTCAGGTGTGCCAGAACCACTTTCAATGCGAAGCGCGTGTCATTCAGGTTCCGGCTTCTGAAAGCTTCTTCCCGGTCTGAAGCGTTGCGGATCAGGTAGTTGCGCTTCTTGAGGCCTTTCAGTGTCCTGTTGCTCTCGACTTCAGCCTGGAAACGTTCCCAGTCTTCTGGCTGTTCCGCCGATTTCCACTCGTAGGGCGTCCTGTTCTTTTTGTCTGCGTTCGCCTTCGTGAAGCACAGGGTCTTGTTGACAAAGCTGTCGTCGCCAAACCGGCTCCAGGGCAGAATATGATCGACTTGAACGGTGTTGTCGGTGGCGAGCACCGCTTGAAGCGGAATTGCCCTGCCGGAGTAAAGGCACCGCCCATTCTGTTCCTTCCACAGCTCATAGCGCAGAACATCTTCGCTTCGAAGTGTCGAGGCCTTCTTGCCGAGTTGGTCCGCCAGCTCTTCTGCGGCCCTGTTGCGCTCATCAGTCCGCTTGTTGATGCCGTTTTCTATCTTGCGCCGTTCTTCGCCGCTTTTGCCAACATCCCGCGCCATTTCCACATGCACACGGTCGAACGGCCCGAAGGCTTGGGAGACTGCCTTGACCTGCTTGAGGATTTCCCTGGCCGCCTTCTGCGCAACGGGCGAGCCGATTGCCGACAGATCCATGGCAGTGTGTTCGCTGTGGCTCCACCCCAGTTCTGCGCAGGCGTCAGAATAGACCAAGCCACGCTCCATCGGGTCGCACAGAGCCCTTGCCGCGGCTGCGGACAAGGCGGCCGCGCCCTTGAAGGCATCGAAGACGCCCTCACGCGCCGCCTGGAGCAAGGCGGAAGCCGCCGCTGCTGGCAGACCGGAGGCTTGAAGCCCCGTCTCGATGTCGCCAAGGTCCTCGTTGAAGGCAATTGTTGCCGTCGCCTCGTCAAGGGGAGCTCCCTTTTCGAGTAGCGCAAAGGTTTCAACCTCGCCAATCGCCGGGATCAACACATCCAGCAGTGTTTTTGTGCCCTCCAGCGCGGCTCCGGTGCGCCGGGCGACATCTCTTTTTTCGATGTCCGGACCCACGCCATCAAAACGGTCTGTTTCCGCCAAGCCGAGCTTTGTCCGCAAAGCCTTGAAGGTCAGGCTTTTGGTGCGCGCATAGCCAGACAGCGCCCTTGCGATTTCGTCGGGGGTGAGGGCACGCCGGCCATTGGCCGTTATCAGCCGCAGATTGGTCAGCCTGGAGAGCAATCGAAACCGTTCGAATGACGGTGCAAAGACGCTTGCACGCTTGTGACCGGGAAGGAACGGGCAATCTCCCACCAGCCTGAGGCTGCCTTGCAACGGTCGTTGAGAAAACGCCAATTCCGAAAAAGCTGCCTCCAGTGCGTCTGTGGCATGGGGATTGCCATACCGCTTTTGTGCCGCAAACAACTTGCGAGCCTCTGCTTCCTGGTCCGCACGGAGGATCGACCGGGTATAGTCCCCGCTGCGATTGCGCTTGCGGTCGGTGAATGCGTCATCGCGGGCGAACATTTCGCCGATGGTGCGCCACTTTTGTGACTTCTCCCGCGTGGCTTCTATGCTGGCCAGAACCTTCTGGTCTTCACTGGCCTTGTTTGACTCTGCTCCCTTGCGATTGGACCGGAAGCCGCGGTGGCGGGCGATGTGTCCCAGCGCCAGCGCCAGTTCCCGAGAAGTCAGTTTTCGATCAAGTCCTTCAGCACGAAGGGACCAGGGATCCTTGTCACCAGCTTCCGCCGCCAGGGCTTCGCGATCGCCTGACGGCAGAAGGCCTGACACGTGAAACAGCTTCCTGATGTCCGCCATTCGCTTGGCACGCCTGCGTATGGTTCGCCTCTGCCCCCGGAAGAGACGGCGATCGGCATTTTTGAGTTTGGGGCCACTTTGTGTTGCTTCCTCGGGGGAATCGAACATCCGCGTTCCTGCGGCAACTATTCGTTGGTTCTCAAGGTCGACAACTGCCCAGCCAATGCTGGAGATACCGCCGTCGATGCCGAGAATGCGCATGGTAGAAACTCCAAAAAATACACGTTGGAGTCATGCTATTCGGTTGACATGCCAAATCAATCGGTTAATTGTCGGTGCAGGGAAATCGGTAGGAAAGCCACGGCAAGTGGTTTTATTATCACGAAGGTTCACACCCCGCTCGGCTTGCCGGGCGGGGTGTTCCTGTTTGTTTTTTGCGAGCTGCGGTGGTTTGGCGAACGTCGTTCAGCGATTTGGATTTCAGCTGACCGCTAGAGCTGGAATGGGTGCCCAGATGTCGTGCAGTTAGAGTTCAGATTGCAAATCTTGACAATACAACCAATGCGGGTTTAAGCTCGAGCCACAGCATCAGGTGCTCTTGCCGCACTCCTGACCACGGTCAAGCCTCGCGTTTCCCGGAACCGGGTTCGTTCAGGGCTTGGTTCAAGGTTTTAGTGAGGTGGGTTTCCAGCCAGGGCAGGAGGCTTTGAAGCTCGAGCGCATCGGCGGGGTCCTCGGCCTTGGCCAGCAAAAGGTTGTAGGCGCGGGCGAGTTCCTCGGCGCGGGCATCGGCGGGCAAACGGATCTGCGCGCGGGCGTGGGCGCGCTCGAGGATGCGGGCGACTTGCCTGAAGAGATCGGGATTGATCGCGGGGGAGACGCGCTGGAGCTCAGGTTGCCCAGCCGGGCTGTCTGGCCTTGCAGGGGCGCCATTGCCCGTCAAGAGCCAGTGTATGTCAACGCCCAACTCGTCCATCAGTTGCGCCAGAAGGCTGGTGTCCGGGGTTCGGTCACCGCGCTCGTATGTCGCATAGGTTGAATCCGAGATGCCGAGTTTTGCGCAGAACTCGGCGCGCGTCAGGTCTCCACGGATTGAGACAAGCCTTTGAGCTAACTCTGTTTTCGGTTTTGAAGGCCGCGCCATTAATTTTAATGCACACTATAGTGTATAAATCCGCTTCAAAAGCACACTAATGTGTGTATACTCCCCTTGGTTGCGAGTTTCCCGAACTCGAAAACGCCGGTCAGACCGGCGCATTCATTCCTGATCCGATGGCTGCCTTCAGGGACTGAGCTCCCACAAGGGCGGCTGCGATGGAGGCTGGCATGGCAGGGGCGCAGATCCAGGACAGACACTCATCACAGCTCGACCGGCATGCGATCCGGGCTGATGTGATGCGGGAAGGGCGGCAGCGCTTTGGCGCCGGCTTCACGCTGCAGTTCCTGTCCTGGGCCTATGGCGAACAGCTGTCCACGGTCTCCGACGCGCTTCGGGCCGATCCCCAGAGCCGACGCGGCAAGATCATCGTCGCGCATTTCCTGGAGGCCGATCCGCAGGATCTGTGGCCGGAGGACCAATGGGGCTCGATGCTGCGCACCTACCACCCGAGTCTCCGCCTGAACGCTACACCGTCCGCTTTCCAAAAGGCCAGACAAAACAACTCCACCCGCCAGACGCGGGAGGCCGCGTAATGGCTGCGTCCCGTCCGCACACCGACCACCCCCGGACGGAGGAGGGCTGGGCCCTTGCCGACGTGGCGCCCGGTGCGGTCCGGGTCCCGGATACGCGCCTGAGAGCGCTCGATCCGGACTGGGCAGCCGCCCTTGCGGCCATGATGTCGGAAAGCGGCCAAAACACGCCGATCGATGTGGTGCGCGCCGGGGCCGGGTTTGTGCTGGTCGCTGGGCTGCACCGGCTGGAGGCCGCCAAACGGTTGAAGTGGCGCACGATCCGCGTGCAGATCCTGCCGCCGGAGGCCATGACAACCGGGGCCGAGACAGCCGGGTCCGAGGCGACAGCCCCAGAGGCGGGTGACGCGCTCCGCCAACACGAGATCCTCGACAATCTGGCACGCAAGGACCTCAACGCGCTCGAACGCTGCGCAGGCCTTGCCGAGCTGAAGCAGGTTCACGAACGGCTCTATCCGCAAACCCGCAAGGGCGGCGACCGAAAGAGCCAGACCTTTCAGGACACGAACAGAAATCAAACGGCAATCTTTGCCTTTTGCCACCACGCAGCCGATGCAACAGGCCTGTCGGACCGGGCGGTGCGGCTGGCCATCGCCATCTGGCAAGGCCTGTCGGCCGACAGCCGGAAGCGCCTCAAAGGCACTCCGACCGCGGAGAAGCAGAGCGAACTCAAGGCGCTGTCGGATCTGGCGCCGGACATCCAGTCGAAGGTCCTGGATCTGATCCTGGCACCGGTGCCCAAGGCGGCCTCGGTGGCCGATGCGCTGGTGATCGTTGCCGGACGTCCGCCGCTGAGTGTCAACGAGCGACTGTTCAAAAGCGTTTCAAACAGCCTGTCAAAACTGAACTCAAGTGGCCGGGCCGCCGTGTTCCGGCAGCACAGGGCCGAAATCCTTGATCTCGCCCGGCGGGAGGGATGGTTCGATGCGTAAACCCCGCGACCCCTACACGATCGACATGTTCACCGGCTGGACGCCGCCCCGGGTCTCCGTCGGCTTCGAGCCCGGATCCATACCGGGCAAGTGCCTGTCGTCGCGCATCAGCCGGGCCGTCGCGAAGGCGCTCCGGGACTGCGGCAAGGACCGGGCGACCATCGCCGGGCAAATGTCGGAACGGCTCGGGACACCGGTTTCGACCGCCATGCTCGACGCCTATGCCTCGGAAGCCAAGTCCGACCACAACATCTCCGTGGAACGTCTGATCGCCCTGATCCATGCCACCGGCAAGACCGAGTTGCTCGGGTTTCTGGCCGATCTGTTCGACCTGGCGGTGATCCCCAAGCGCTATGAAAATGTCATCGAGCTGGCCCTGATCGAGGATCACAAGCGTGAGATCGAGGGCCGGGCCCGTTATCTCCAGGCCAAGATCCGGAGCGCGCAATGAAGCTCTGGCATACCGCCCAGGACCTCGCCGATCTAAAACTTGACGGCTTTCCGGGAACCAAACGCGGTGTGCACAAGGTTATCGAACGGGATGGCTGGAGTGAGACGGCACTATGCCGGCGCCGGGCCGGATCGCTCGGAGGCGGCGGCTTCGAATATCACATCGACCTCCTGCCGCTGCCGCAGAAACTGAGTTATGCGGCCCGGTTCATTGCGGTCGAGCCGGACGATTTCCGGTGCGAGACCAACGAAGGCCTGACCATCCGGGAGCGGACCACGCGCGATGCAAGGCTGATCGTGCTCAAAGTCGCCGAGCGGTTCCACAAGCAATCCGGGATGGGCCAGGCGGTGAGCGATCACCTGTTTTCACAGGCATTTCACGCTGGACAGGTCGCACTGCCGGAATGGGTTCACGCTGAATTCACGTCCCTGTCCCGGCGCACGCTCAGCCGCTGGCGCTCCCACCTCAAACGGGATCTCAACCGGCTCGGTTCTGATCCGTCCCTTGCGCGCAAGGGCAAGGGGATCCTTGACCTCGCCGAACAGGGACGCCTCAGGGCCTGGTGTCTGGCCCTTCATGCCAGCAACCAGTTTCTAGCGGCCAAGCACATCCGCAATGCCGCGCTCGCCGAATTCGGTCCGACCGTGCTCGTCGACACGAGCCGGGGCCAGCGGCGGGTGGCCATGCCCCCGCTCAGAACCTTTCAGGATGCGCTGAAGCGCTGGAAGGACCTCAACCGCAACGCGCTGCTGAAAATCACCGATCCGGATGCCTACAAGTCCAGCATCCGGTTTGCCGCCACCGGCGCCAACCGGATGGAGCGGCTCAACCAGGTCTGGGAGATCGACGCCTCGCCCGTGGACGTGATGACGACCGACGGACGCAAGACGCTCTATGCGGCCATCGACCTCTATTCGCGCCGGTGCCTGCTTCTGATCTCCGACACGCCGCGCGCGGCCGCCGTAGGCCTGATGTTGCGCCGGTGTCTGCTCGCCTGGGGTGTCCCGGAAGCGATCAGGACCGACAATGGCTCCGATTTCGTTGCCAAAGCCACCAGGCGCCTGCTCGATGCGCTCGGTATCGAACATGATCCCTCGTCGCCTTACAGCCCCGAGCAAAAAGGCACGGTGGAGCGGCTGATCGGCACGTTCCAGCGCGACTGCGCCGCGACACTGCCCGGGTTTGTCGGCCATTCGGTCGCCGACCGGAAGGTGATCGAAGCGCGCAAGGCCTTCTCGGCGCGGCTTGGCACGGACGATGCCAAGCTCTTCAACGTCGAATTGTCCGGTGCCGACCTCCAGGCCGAGGCCGATCGCTGGGCTGCCGAACAATACGCCCACACCCCCCACGCCGGGCTCAAGGGAAAGACCCCCTTCGAGGCGGCGACCGCCTGGACCGGTGATCTGCGGATGATCAAGGAGCCGGGCGTGCTCGATGTTCTGCTAGCGCCGATTGCCGGCCAGGATGGATTGCGCCGGGTCACCAGGCTCGGCATCAGGGTCGACGGCAGTCAGTATCTGACCGGCGATGTCATGCCGGGCCGGGACGTGCTGTGCCGCCACAATCCGGATGACCTTGGCCGGCTCTGGCTGTTCGAACCGGACGGCGAAACCTATCTCGGCGAAGCGCTTGCGCCGGATCTGGCCGGACTTGATCCGGCCGCGATCATCCTGGAAGTCCGCGCCCGGCAAAAGGCGCTGGAAACGGAAGCGCTTGCCGACATCCGAAAAGCCAAACGCCGGATTACACCGCGCACGGTGGCCGAGGCGCAACGGGCCGCCTATCAGACAAACGCCGACATTCTGGCGTTTCCCAAGGCCGGGACGCCGCATGAAACGCCGCAATCACTCGCCGCAAGGGCCGCCAAGCATCCTCCGGCGGCTAAGCCGCTCTCGGAACGGGAAGCTGCCGTCCTTGACCGGCTGACGCGGTCAGAAACGCCGGCTGGCCCGACGAAACGCCACGCTGCAACACCCGCCGGAACAGCCCTCGATACACCGGAAGACCGGTTCAAGCGGGCGCTGCAACTGGAGGCGCGGCTTGCCGAGGGCACACCGCTTGCCGACCGGGACGCGCTGTGGCTCACCGGCTACCAGGCCGGGGCCGAATACCGTGCCCGCAAGCTCCTGAGCCAGCATGGCGCGCAAACCATCAGAGGACCGAGGAGACCCGGATGACGCAAAGCCTGAACCAAGCTCCCGACAACGCCGGCGGACTGGCCGCCCTGAAGAATGTCGCAAGGTTCCTGACCCTGGTGGAGCTGTTGCGGGCCCGCGGGCCGCATCTGCCTGGCATCGGGGTGTTCCATGGCTATTCGGGCTACGGGAAAACCTATTCGGCGATCTATGCGCAGAACGTGACCGGCGCGCTGCGGGTCGAGGTGGGCGACAGCTGGACGCGTAAGAAGCTCCTGGAGAACATCCTGAAGGAGGCCGGCCACCAGCCGCGACGCGGCTCGATTGCCGACCTGACCGAACAGACGATCCTGGCGCTTGGCGATGATTTCGACCGACCGCTGATCATCGACGAGGCGGACAAGCTGGCCGACAAGCACATGCTCGAGCTGATCCGCGAGATCCAGGAACATTCGCAGGTGCCGATGCTGCTGATCGGCGAGGAGTTGCTGCCGCAGAAGCTTCAGAAGGTCGAGCGGGTGCACAACCGGGTGCTGGAATGGGTGCCGGCCGAAAAATGCGATGTCGAGGACACGCGGGCGCTGGCTGACCTGTTCTGCCCGGACCTTGTGCTGGGCGAAGACCTGATCGTCCAGGTGCTGGAGAAATCCGGGGGCAGAGCGCGGCGGATCGTGGTCAACCTCAACCGGATCCGCGAGGCGGCACGCAATGAACGCAGCGGCCGGTTTGGCGGTGCGCTTACGGCCGGCCGCTTCGCTGAAGACTGGTTCTACACCGGCGATCCGCGCGGCCGGATCAAGGGGAGGGCGGCCTGATGTCGATCCAGCTTGAACTGCGCGTCACCAGCGGCAAACCGGTCTACCGGGGACACGACCACTACTGGAGCGTGATCCGGGATCTGGGAAAGGGCGGACGGCTGTTCACCTTCGAGGACATCGATCTGCGCTGCAACGATCTCGACGGCAAGAGCATCAGTGATTTTGTCGGCCGCCTGTGCAAGGCGGGGTATCTCGGCGTGACCGAAACGCTCCACGGTCAGACAGACCAGCCCCGGACGACGAACACGGCGGTCCGGAGGCAGCATGTCTACCGCCTGGTGAAATCGCCGGCGGCTACGCCGATCCTCAACCGGGACGGGTCACCTGGAAAACAGGGGCAGGGTCAGGTCCAGCTCTGGAATGCGATGCGGTCGCTGTCGTCCTTCGACGCGAAGGAGCTCGCAATTGCAGCCAGCACGGCCGATGTCCCGGTCCAGCGAACCACCGCGCTCGCCTATATCAAGCGGCTTGAGACGGCGTCCTATCTCCAGGTCCTGCGGACCGGCAAGGCCGCAAGTCCCGGCATCTGGCGGCTGAAGCCGTCCATGAACACCGGGCCCAAGCCGCCCAAGATCCTGCGGACCAAACTGGTCTATGACGCCAATCTCAAGAAGATCATGGGCACGCTGATCGCCGAGGAGGTGGCGGCATGACCCCGGATCCCACCATGCTGCAGAAGGCGGTCGCCGCCTGGGACCTTGCACCTCCGGACTGGATCCTGGAACTGGCGCGTCTTGCCGATGCCTCCGGTCTCAACGCCTCTGCCCGCCGGCTCGGCTATTCGGCAGCCGTCATCAGCGAAACCATTCGCAACAAGTACCGGGGCGATCTTGCAAGGGTCGAGGCCACCGTGCGCGGCGCGCTCATGGGCGAGACGGTTGTCTGCCCGGTGCTCGGACAAATTGGCCGGGACGCCTGCCTTGCCTGGCAGGCCAAACCGCGTGCGGTGACCAATGCGGTGCGCACACGCGTCTATCGCGCCTGCCGGTCCGGTTGTCCCCATTCCAGACTGAAACGCCAGGACGGGGAGACGCGCAATGCTGAGTGACGATATCACCAACCTGTGCCGGGCGATGTTCATCCAGGCAACCGAGATCGACCAGAGCGATCCGATGCATCAGCAACTGATGCGCTTTGCCGGCCGCTTGCAGGCCTGCCGGGAGCAGGTCCTGCATCTGGAACGGGCCTGCGTGCCCGAGGCTGCACGCCGGCAACTCGTCATCGATCTCAGCGATGACCGGATCGTACCGTTCCCGAAGTTCAAGCGGCCGGTGCCGGATGAAGGAGGAGCGGCATGATTGCCACCGGATACTTCACCAGGCGGGATCTCGCCCTGATCGTCGGTCTTGACCTGATGGAGACCAGCCTTCCGGAAATCGCCGAAGAGCTCGGGCGGAGCGAACTGGATGTTGCAACCGCCCTGGGCCGCGCCCGGTCGATGATCCGCGATCCGTTGATCTGCGGCGCTCTTAAGGCACGGCCCTTGCTGAAACCCGACACGATAGCTTCAGCGCGCAGGCCACCTGTCAGGCGGGTTCCTTCGCCCATTGGCCGCCCGGTCTGTCCCGGCGCACCCGTCAGCGTCACCGCCGCCCTGATGGGCGATCCGGCGCCGGGGCGCAGCGCGCTCGATCACTCGCAAAAGGAGACTGCACATGGACCTTCACGTGAGCGAAACCCAGGACGCTGACGGCGTCCTGACCGTCGGCGGCAAGGACTATATGCTCGATGCCAAGGGCAACCTGATCCCGCTGGAAAACATCAAGCCGCAGCACAAGCTCGAAGACGAGACGGTGCGCAAGATCATCGGCTTCGCCGAGGCGCTCTCGGCGCAGATCGCCCGGTTCAAGGGCCACACCTTTACCGACCTCGGCGATTTCGATGCGCTGCTGCAGCAAGACTATGGCGTCACACGGGGCGGCAGGAAGGGCAACCGGACCTATCAGACGATTGACGGGTGCCGAAAGGTCCAGGTGCAGGTCTCCGATTTCATCGACTTCGGGCCTGAGCTGCAGATCGCCAAGGCATTGATCGATGAATGCCTGACCGAGTGGGCAGCCGACAGCGGGCCGGAAATCCGGGCGATCGTCACCCGGGCCTTCAATACGGACAAGGAAGGCCAGATCAACCGGTCCGAAATCTTCATGCTGATGCGGCTGGATATCGGCGATGCCCGCTGGATCAAGGCAATGGATGCCTTGCGCGATGCCATGCGCATCACCGGCTCCAAGACCTATGTCCGGTTCTACGAACGCGCGCATCCGGATGGCACCTGGCGCGCGATCAGCATCGATCTGGCACGGGTGGTGTGACGGTGCAACGCCCTCAGACCGTCATCCCCGACCTGATCGGGGTACCATCGGCTCGGGAAAGATCGGCGTTTGTTTGTCCTAAACTGGTTTGGGCCTGGACGGCCGTTTTGCGCCGGCCTTGCCGGCAGATGATCCGCTGGATCCCCGATCGGCGTTCGGCGTTCGCCTCACTGGTCGGGGATGACGGCGGAGAGGAGGCGCGCATGAGTGCACAAGGTCTTGGTTTAGCAAAGGATCCAAAGGCATGACGACGCTTGCAAGGATCCATGTCCTCAAGAGACAGGCTGCGCTGGACGAGGACAGCTACCGCGATCTGATGCAGCGGGAGACGGGCAAACGATCGGCCAAGGACCTTACTGCTGCCGAACGGCTGGCCTTCATCGGGGTTCTGAACGGGCTTCAACGCCGGATTGACCGGTCGCCGCGCGAAGGTCTTCAGCCTTATGCCGCGAAACTTCGGGCGCTCTGGATCTCGGGCTATTGGCTCGGGGTGATTTCGGAGCGGTCTGACACGGCGATGCAGGCCTTCCTGAAGCGCCAGACCGGGCTCGACAGCGACCGGTTCCTGCGCAACCCGCAAGACGGGGAAAAGGCCATCGAGGCACTCAAGGACTGGATCCGCCGGAAAACCGGAAACGCGGGCCTGTTCCGGATCGAGGCCGGCCTGCCGGCGCTCTACAATGATCCAAGGTTCCAGGTCGTCCTGCATCTGTGGTCGGAGCTGATTGCCCGCAATGCCGCGCCTTGCAGCACTTTGACCGGCTATCTGATCGACACCTTCGGGCATGGCGATCCGGAACGATTGACCGGCAGCGACTGGGCTGCGGTGCATCAGGGACTTGGGACGATCTCCCGGGGCACGGTATCCCGTGGCGTCAGGGGCAGGCGACCCAGATGAAGACGCTGCCCGCTCCCCTCGGGCCGCCGGCCCACATCGCCCCCTATGTGGAGGTGCTCGGCGAAGCGCTGGCGACCAGGTTCTTTCTGGCATTCGGCGGATCCGAACTGTACCTCCCGCGCCGGCCGGAGCGGTCCATGGTGGTGGAATTGACCGGCCCGGACAAAGCGGCCATGCTCTGCGAACGGCTCGGCCCGGGGATTGTCCGGGTGCCGATCCCCAAGCCCTGGCTTGCCGCCGTTCTGGAACGGGACGGCCAGTCCAAGGCAGCGATCGCCCGGCTGCTGCATGTGGACCAGACCACCGTGCGCCGGTGGGCGGCCCGTGCGAGGGACCGCAACCAGCTCTCGCTTTTCGACCTTTGACGACAGAACAACCGGTGCCATCTGCAAAGCCGGTCTCCCCATGCACCGCCGTGGATGATCTTTTCGCGTCCCTTTCGGCATGGTTGTCCCATCAGTTTCACGAACCGGGACCGAACCATGATCCTGACCGCACGCAGCCTCAAACGCCTTGACGGCGTCCATCCTGACCTGGTGCGGGTGGTCGATCATGCAGCCGGGATCACGACGCAGCCCTTCCAGGTGATCGAAGGCCGGCGCAGCCTCGCCCGGCAGCGCCAGCTGATCAAAAGCGGCGCGTCGAAAACCCTCAACTCCCGGCACCTTTCCGGTCATGCGGTCGATCTGATGGCCATGATCGGCAGCCGGGTCTCGTGGGAGGTGCCGCTCTATTACCGGATCGCCGATGCGATGAAGGCGGCGGCGGACGCGCTGAATGTGCCGATCGAGTGGGGCGGCGACTGGCCGGGCTTCTTTGACGGGCCGCATTTCCAGCTGCCCTGGGGCGCCTATCCGAGAACGGACAACCCGGCCTTGACCGACATGCCGGCCGCAGTTCCGGACCGGGCGGAGGCGCGTGCGTCCAGCCGGCTTGTGATCGGCGACCAGGGCGAAGCCGTCCGGACCCTGCAGGACCGGCTGGTCCGGCGGGGATATGCGCTGGTGCCGGACGGAGACTTCGGACCGAAGACACGGGCCGCCGTGCAGGCGTTTCAGGCCTCTGCCGGGATCACGGCTGACGGGATCGTCGGGCCGATCACCGGCAGGCTCCTGGCGGCGCGCGGCCCTCGGCGCTGAAGCGTTGCTCACCGACCACATGCAATAGGACCTCGACATGACTGAAACAAAGAGCCTTTTCCGATCCAAGACGTTCTGGGGCGCGGCGGTCGCCGTTCTCGGCGCGCTGGCCGGGTTGTTCGGGATCGAAGTCACCGCGGCCGACCAGGCAGAGCTCTCCAGTCTCACGGATCAGGTCTTTGCCGCCTGGGACAGCCTGGCGGTGATCGCAGGCGCGCTGCTGGCCATCTACGGCCGGGTGACGGCGCGCAAGACAATCGGCTGAGGCATGGGATGGCTCGTCGTCCTGAAGGCGCTGACCGCCCTCATTGCCGAAATAGCCGCCACGGTGCGGACCCGGCGGTTGCTTGCGGCCGGCCGGGCAGAGGCCGCCGCGGACAGTCTCAAGGAGGCCATTCATGCGCTTGAACGGGCAAGGGCTGCGGAGCGTGACGTGCGCGCTGGGCTTGATGCTGAGCCTGGCCGGCTGCGAGACGATGACGGGTTCAAAAGAGACGAGCCCGGCGGCGCTGACCCGGCTTGAGAAGTCGGACCGGCGCCCGGTCCTCCTGTGCGGGGCGATCGATCCGATCCGCTGGTCGCCAAGGGACACGGACAGCACCATCCTGCAGTCCAAGGCGCACAATGCCAGATGGCGGGTCCTGTGCGGCCCGGTTCCAGAAAGCCGGTCCGATGCTTCCTGACACGCTGAATGAATGGGCGAGCCTGATTGCCGTGCTGATGTCGCTGGGGGCCATAGTCCATTCCTGGTTGATGTCGAGGGTGAAGGTGAATTCCGAACACCTGAAGGCCGTCGACCAGAAGCTGATCGAACACGACCGGCGGATCCAGTCGGCGGAAAGCGAGCTCAGCCATCTGCCGGCCAAGGATGATGTCCTGGAGCTTAAACTGGCGCTCGCCGAGCTGCGCGGCACGGTCGGGCGGCTGGACGAAAGCCTGTCGGGAGTCTCGCGTACCGTCCACCGGGTCGAGGACTATCTGATGAGGGAGGGGCGATAGATGACTTACGCCGACCACGCGGCCGCCGATTGTCGCCTGATCATCCTCAAGGCGCTTGCGGGCGAGACCGACCACCGGCTCAACGAGACCCTGATCCAGAAGATCCTGGAAAGCTTCGGCCACACCAAACCGCGCGACTATGTACGCACGCAGCTGAACCGCCTGGAGAGCCTTGGGGCCGTCCGGATATCGACAGCCGGATCGGTTCAGGTCGCCGAGCTGCTCGGGCCGGGCCTTGACCATGTGGAGCGCCGGGCGCTGCTCGATGGCGTCCTCAAACCTTCGCCCGGGGCCTGATCATGCCCAAGGTCAAGAAGGGGAGAGGGCGCCTGTCCGCCATCGAGCAGTTGCCACCGGCTTGCGATCCGGTGATTGCCTGGGCTGCGGGTGAACTGCGCGGCCGGGACCGGACCCAGAAGGAGATTTACGAGGAGTTCTTCCTGAAGCTCGAAGCCCTGCAGCAGGAGCATCGCGGTGAGCTGGACTTCGCCATTCCCTCCTTTTCCGCCTTTAACCGCTATGCGATCAAGCTCGCCACTTTGACCCGGCGGCTGGAGGACACGCGGGCGATCGCGGCGAGCATTGCCGAAAAGTTCGATGCGCAGGCGTCCGATGATCTGACGCTGATTGCGGCCGAGGCGATCAAGACCCTGGTCTTCGAGGTGCTGACGGATGCCGGGGAAAGCGGGATCGATCCGAAAGGTGCGCTCAATCTCGCCGGGGCGCTTCGGGCCGCGGCGCAGGCGCAAGGCGTCTCGACCCAGCGCCGCCAGAAGGTCGAAAGCGATTTTGTCAGACGGACGGAGAAGGCCGTCGACCGGGTGGCGAAGGTGAAAGGCCTGACAGCGGACACGGCGGAGGCGATCAAGGCGCAAATCCTGGGCGTTGCCAAACCGGGGGAGGGGGCGGCATGACCGCGCCGCATACCACACTTTTGGCGGCTGCCGACTGGACGGAGCTGCGCCGGGCGTCGATGACGGCCATCGACCGGATCGCGGACCAGGTCGGCCTGCCGAATGTGCTCTTGCCCTATCAGTCCAGGGCCGTCGGTCTTCTGGAAACGACCGCGATCCGGGTGCTGTTCATTGAAAAATCCCGCCGCATCGGCATGACCTGGGGGCTGGCGTCCTATGCGGTGCTGCGCGCTGCCCGGGAAAAGTCTGCGGGCGGCATGGACGCGATGTACATCTCCTATTCCCAGGAGATGACCCGCGAGTTCATCGATGCCTGTGCCATGTGGGCAAGGGCCTATGCGGTGGCAGCGCTCGCCGAGGACGAATTCCTGTTCGAGGACACCGATCCGGCCGATCCGACCCAGACCCGGCACATCCAGGCCTTCCGCATCCGCTTTGCCTCCGGTTTCGAGATCCTGGCCCTGTCGTCCGCGCCCCGGTCGCTGCGCGGCAAGCAGGGTGTCGTCATCATCGACGAGGCGGCTTTCGTCGATCAGCTGGCCGAGCTTCTGAAGGCCGCGCTCGCCTTTTTGATGTGGGGCGGGCAGGTGGTGGTCTGTTCCACCCATGACGGCAGCGACAATCCGTTCAACATCGCCGTCCAGGACATTCTGGCCGGCCGCTCGAAATACGCCCATCTGCGCGTGGATTTGGACGATGCGCTGAAAGACGGGCTTTATGAGCGGATCTGCCTGGTGCAGGGGCGGGCGTGGAACCCGGAGGGCGAAGCCGCATTCCGCAAGGACATCATCGACTTTTACGGCGAGGGCGCGGACGAGGAACTGTTCTGCATTCCCGCCATGGGCTCGGGCACCTGGCTGGCCGCGCCGCTGATCGAGGCGCGCATGAGCGCCGATGCCCCCGTCCTGCGGCTGGATCTGCCGCGCGACTTCCTGCACTTCGACCGGCTTGCCCAGGCCCGCCGTGTTGCACCGTTCCGCGCGGATCTGGACGCGGTGCTTGAAGGGCTCGACCTAAAACCGCTCTATGCCTTCGGCTTCGATTTCGGCCGGGTGTCGGACCTCACCGTCGGCTGTCTTCTTGCCATCGACCGGCGGCTCACCCGCCGCGAAGTGCTGAGTTTCGAATTGCGCGGCGTGCCGGGCGAGGAACAGAAGGCCATCGTCAAAGCCGTTTTGAGCACCGTTCAAAGCCGTCTCGTTGGGGCCGCGTTTGATGCCACCGGCATGGGCTGGACGGTGGCCGAGGACATGGGCCGCAGATTTGGTCTGCGCGAAGATCCGCTTGGGGCCGGTCTCGTCATGCCGGTGCATTTCTCCGAAACCTGGTACCGGCTCGAAATGCCGCCGCTGAAGGCCGCCTTCGAGGACGAAACGCTTTTTCTAGGCAAGGATGCGGATCACCTCTCGGATCTCAGGGCCATCAAGCTCATCCGCGGCATTCCGCGCGTGCCGCCCTTGCGCGAGGGCGAGAAGGGCAGGAAGCGCCATGGCGACTATGCCATCGCGCTGGCGCTGGCGCATTTCGCCAGCCGGATGCAGTGGCGGGAGTTCGGCTATGCGCCGGTGCCGCAGGGGGCGTCACGGTTCGACGAAGGCGCAGCCGACGATCTTGAGCCCCGGGACGGGGCCTTCACGCTGGCCGGATCCCGGCGGAAAGGGCTGTGGTGATGGCAACAGGGCTCGTCGACATGCATGGCCGGCCGATCTCAACCCGCTTGCTCCGGACCGAACAGGCCGGAGCCGAGCTGCGCGCCACGCGCCGCAATGACGCGTTCCATCCAGCCAGCGGACTGACGCCGCAACGGCTGGCGCGGGTCCTGCGGGATTCGATCGACGGCGATCCGGAGCCCTATCTGGCGCTGGCCGAGGACATGGAGGAGCGCAACGAGCACTATGCCGGGGTGCTGGGCACGCGCAAACGCCAGGTGGCGGCGCTGGAGATCACCGTCGAGGCGGCCAGCGACGCGGCCGAGGAGGTGGCGGCGGCCGATCTGGTCCGCGAGGTCACGCAGCGGGACCGGTTCCGCGACGAGCTGATCGACATTCTGGATGCGGTCGGCAAGGGCTTTTCGGCGACGGAAATCCTCTGGGACACGTCCGAGGGCCAATGGCGGCCGAAGGCCTTCAAGTGGCGTGATCCGCGCTGGTTCCGCTTTGACCGGGACGACCCCGAAATCCTTTTACTGCGCGGGGTCAGCCACGACGAGCCGCTCACGCCCTTCGGCTGGATTGTCCATACGGCCAAGGCGAAGTCAGGCCTGCCAATCCGCGGCGGGCTGGCGCGCGGCGCGGCCTGGTCGTTCCTGTTCAAGGCGTTCACGTTGAAGGACTGGGCGATCTTTTCCGAAAGCTATGGCCAGCCGCTGCGGCTCGGCAAATTCGGGCCTGGCGCCACCGAGGAAGACAAGGCCAAGCTGATGCAGGCGGTTGCCGGCATCGCCTCCGACTATGCGGCCATCGTGCCCGAGACCATGGCGATCGACTTCATCGAGGCCAAACTCACCGGCTCTCTGGATCTTTATGAACGGCGGGCCGACTGGCTGGACCGGCAGATCTCCAAGCTGGTGCTGGGCCAGACCGGCACGACGGACGCAATCGCGGGCGGGCATGCGGTTGGCAAGGTCCATGACGAAGTGCGCGCCGACATCGAGGAGGCAGACGCGCGCCAGCTGGCGGCAAGCCTCAACCGCGACCTGGTGCGCCCGCTGGTCGATCTCAATCTGGGGCCGCGTTCTGCCTATCCGGCGATCCGGATCGGGCGGCCGGATGAGGTGGATGTGACGGCGCTGGTGGAGAATGTGGCCAAGCTCGTGCCGCTGGGGCTGAAAGTGGGCATGTCGACCCTGCGCGACCATCTTGGCCTGCCAGATCCGGATCCGGACGAGGAACTGTTAGGAGCACCAATCCAGCACGACCCCGAACTACCGGGCCAAGCGGTCTCGCCGGCCAAGGCTGAGCCCTTGCGGGCCTACGAATTCGGGGCAAAGGCGTTCCGGGCCGGATCCAGGGTTGCGCCTCCGGATGCCATCGACCGGGCCGTGGACGCACTTCTGGAGGAGGGCTGGGAAAAGATGGTCGGGCCGGTGGTCGACGGACTGGACGCAGAGATCGGGGCGGCTGAAACGCTCGAGGAAGTGCGGGCGATCCTGCAACGCCGGGCCAATCACATGGGGCTGACGGCCTTCACCGACACGCTGGCCCGGGCCGCCTTTGCTGCAAGACTTGCCGGCGAAGCGGAGGAGGACCCGGGGTGAGCGTGGAACTCATCCCGTTGCCGCCGCGCGAAGCGATCCGGGCGCTGAAGCTGAGGGGCGGGCGGCTGCACGAGAGCTTTGCCTGGGAAGAGGTCTACGCGGACGACCATGCAGCGATGTTCACGGTTGCCAAGTCCGCCGGTCATTCGATCCTCGAGGACATCTATCATGCGATCACGACGGCGCTGGAGGCGGGGGAGACCCTCGACAGCTTTTCCCGCCGCCTGATGCCGGTGCTGGTGCAAAAGGGCTGGTGGGGCGAAGCGATCGACGTGGACCCGCTGACCGGTGAGCCGGTCCGGGTTCGCCTGGGAAGCTTGCAGCGGCTGCGGACCATCTTCGAGGTCAACATGCGGGTGTCCTTGGCCGCCGGGCACTGGGCGGCGTTCGAACGGACACGGGCAAGCCGGCCTTACCTGCGTTATGTCGCCCTGCAAGACGGGTTGACCCGGCCGGAGCATCTGCGGCTGCACAATCTTGTGCTGCCCCTCGATCATGCCTTTTGGGACATCCATGCGCCGCCCAACGGCTGGAACTGCCGCTGCAGCCTGCAGAGCCTGTCAGAGAGGGATCTGGACCGGCTCAAGCAGGACGGCGAGGCGCTGACGTTCGAGCCGCCGGCGGTGACCCTGCAGCCCTGGACGAACAAGCGGACCGGGGAGGTGCGACAGGTGCCCGAGGGCATCGATCCGGGATGGGATTACAACCCGGGCAAGGCGGGGCACCTTGAGACCGTGCGGCGGCTTGAGGCGCGGGGCGGGCCGGACTTTTCCTCGGTGGAAAATTGACCGTGGCGCAAGCCTCGGCATCTGAGGTTCATCTGCATAGCGCCGATCACTCGACGGCGCTGGGCGCCGTTCAAAGGCCGTTTAACGGCGGCCTGAATGCGCGGGACAGGAGACAGGTGATTGTCCTCGCCTGGATCCTGTCCCGTGAATGCAATGCCAATCCGACCGCCTTGATCGGTCCGGCTCGGTGTGGCCTCAGATCGTCAAGGTGTCGGACCGGAGCCTGCGCTTAGGACGATGCGCTCAGAACGAGCCGGACCAACAGGCCGGTGGCCCAGCCGATGCCGAGGAGGACGAGCCAGGTTGGCCAGCGCGAGAGGCTGAGGATCAGCCAATGCGGCCGGGAGCTCGCCTTTCGTGATGAGCTGTTGTCTGAGTTCTTCATACTGTTCCAGTCCCCGTTGGACCCAAACGCGCATGTACTCTTCCATGGACGTGTTACCGGCCGCCCGAAACTGCTCCGCCGCAGCTTGCGAACCGACATACAACGCCGCGAATGTCGCAAGGAGCTGAACGTTGCTGTCGTCAGACTGGTCCCGCATCCAGCGGATGTACTCAATATCACACATCGAAAGTGCCCCCTGAGGGGGCGACATCGTCGAATCCCCTCAAGGCGCGGCCCGGCTAAAACGCCGGTGATAGTGAGCAGTCAGGCCGCACGATGTAGTCCCCCCATACGCAACGCCGGGCGGGGTGACGCTAAGGTAGTAGATCGGGAGAATCTACCTAAAGTTTTAGTTTGAAGTTTTCTAACCAAGAGTAGATTTGAGGTTGTGTTGTTGTTCGATGCGTTGGTCACAGCAAATGAACCTGACCTGCTGCGCAAGACAACAGGGCGTTTCGACTGAAACCAGACAATCACGCTGCCTGTGGCTTTGGAAACGTATGTCCCGTCTCTGGCCTCGACGGGGGCGGCAGCAGTACCTCCGAAAAAAGGCACGATGCAGCCTTGGACAAACAAAGGGACGGGGGAGGGGCGAGCCGTGCCGAGGGCATCGACCCTCGTCGGGATACCAACCCGGGCCAAGCGGACACCGGGAGACCGTGCGGCGGATCGAGGCGCGGAGCGGGCTGGACTTCGGCGAAGGCGCTTAATCGCCGCCCGCGTGTGAAAAAGGCGCGAACGGCAATGTGGCGGCGGAAGTGTTCCAACAGGCGCCGTTGGGCTGTGCAATGGATCTTGAAAGGGGGGAGGGTGTTCGGCTGGTGGCAGGTTTTACCGGACAGCTGCAGATTACGGTCCAGAGCAGACTCGGTCGCACATCAAATCAACGACCGTTTTGCGCCCCATGGCAGTCTTTCGTCGAGCTACTGCCAACTCCTGAAAGCGGAGGTTCATCGGTTAAATTGGCCGACCTTCAACGAGGAAAGGCCACATAATACACAAGTCGCCTGCAGACAGCAGGCGTTAATCCGATATACTATCGCTACATGCCTCGAAGCCAGAAGAACCGCCGCAAAAGTCCGTCAAAGAGAAAAGAGCCGAAGCTCGAACTCTCTAGCATTGCCATTCAGGAAGAACGCCACGACGAATTCAAGAAGGTCGTCCTGACTGCGGCACGACACAGCGTCGACGAGTTTCCGGCGACACTCGGAATTGTCACGAATGAGCTTCGAAAGTCGGACCCAATAGGGATCGTTTCAACATTCGCGGCTTATGGGCTTCAGACATCGGTAGGACGTGAGGGCGTAAACACCAAATCCCCTCTCATGGACATTCAGCAGCATCACGCAGAGCTGCTGCTCGCGTTGATCATGACCATTCCGTTGGACGAGTGGGGAAATGACCCATTCACACCCGCTGTCATGGAAACGGTGTTCGAGACTGTTCCAAAGATTGCTGAGACGTTCCTGCACAAACGCATCCTAGCCGCAGATGGAATAACAGATAAACAGAAACTTACGGTCCTGTCGCTGCAGGAGCGTATTAGAATTCACACGCAGGCGATCAGGAACTGGGGCTACTACTCTGATGTTATCCGTATCTGTACCGACCTGTACGGACCCCTAGACGATCTCCTTAAGCCGCATTTCGGTTTTGGGGCCTCCGACCTTATTGAGGTGATAGGTGCGGTCGTCAGAGAGTTTGAGCGCAGGCATTCCGAACATTTCACGCGACTTGCGAAGGTCATCCGCTCGCCCAATGTTAGGCAAATGGCTAGGAACTACTACAAATATTTTCCTGAACTTGAAGGTGGTCACGAAGACCTCCTGTCCGTCATACCGCCGGGAGTGACGCTCGACAGCATGATGGGTGTGATCATGGGCCATTGCGATCTCAGGCATTCCGAACGTGCAAGCTTTACGGTCGCTGAAATCGCAAAGCTTTCAGGTAAAACAGAAAGTGTCGTTCAGGCGACCTTTAAGTCTCTGTCTGTGGTTCCGGGCAGTCTGGCTGGAATAAATCCTGACCAACTCTTCCTTGCCAATCCAATGTGGGACGCTCCAGGTATCGAACTTGGCGATAGATTCGTCTTCCCGATCCCGCAAATGGTCTTCAGTCATATCCATCGCGTCATGGCTCGGCTTGCAAGAGAGGCCGATATCAAGAAACAACTTGAAAGCCGCAGGGCCAACTATCTAGAAAGCCAACTCGAAACCACCATGCGAAAAGCTCTGCCGGAAGCGACCATAGTGCCGGCAGCAAAGTGGCAAGTTGGCACCGAGCAATTCGAAACAGATGTTCTCGTCACGCTCGATCGCACCGTCATTATCGCTGAAGCGAAATCCAATCGCCTTACCCCGGAGGGGCTGCGCGGTGCGCCGGATCGTGTGAAGCGCCACGTCTCCGAGATGGTGCTTGCTCCATCTGAGCAGTCTGCGCGCTTAGCGACGCTTATCAGTTCTGCGAAGCAAGGCGATGCCTTAGCCGAAGCGGTTGTTCGCCGGATCGGTATCAATCCCGAAATTGTCGATCAGATCATAAGGATATCGGTGACACTTGATGATTTTTCGGCGCTGAGCTCCGCAGAGGCGGACTTCAAGGAAATCGGTTGGGTCCCGGTCGACCATCAGCTCGCACCCACGATTACAATTGCTGATCTTATTTGCATCGCCGACATTCTTGAAAATCCACTGACTTACCTCCACTATCTTGGTGAGCGGATCTACCTGCAAAAGTCATTCAACCTGTATGGAGATGAACTTGACTTCCTTGGCCTCTACCTTAAGACCGGCTTCAATATCGAACGCTTGAGGCAAGAAGGTTCCATCTTCTCGCCGAGCGGTATGTCCGAGCCGCTAGATCGATACTACATGAGCCGCGATGCGGGAATAGCGCTACCAAAACCGAAGCCACAGCTCGGAACTTTGTTCAGTTCAATTATAAAGCAACTCTACCAGAGCAAAGCGCCGGGCTGGACAACTATCGGTCTACACCTTCTGTCATCGGCTGATCCCAGCGAGCAAAAGAGCATTGAAAGGAACCTGACCAAGTTGCGTGCGATGGTTCGTAAGAATTTCCGCGAACCCGACCACATCTGTTCGCTTCAGGTTCAGCCACCGTTGCAGCGTAAGGCTCGCATAATTTTTTATGCATTTCCTGAGGCTTTGCGTGCGCAATCGCGCGAGGTTATGGAGGACTTGGCTGCGCAAGCCATTGACCACGATCAGGTTGACCACATCGTAGTTTTTGCCCGGTGCACGGACCGTTGGAATCTCCCTTATGAGGCAGTGCTTCTGTTACATCGTCTCCAAGGAGACAGGGCTTCTAGCTCAAGCGCTTAG